TTCGTTAATCAATATAGCCTCCCAAATTACACGCCTTATACGTTTATTAATAATGGCATTCAGGGTTATGACACATCCTATATTGAATATTTACGGTACAGTCTTGCGCGCTATATGTGTAGTGAATATGGAATTATATTCAATCCTGAGTCAGAAAAGATTTATCAATCCATGGCTAGAAAATTAATGTACATGGATCCTCCGGATTTGAGCGGGAAGAAGTTATCCATTTTATATGCGGATAGAAATCCGGGTTACTCGTGGGGGGACGTCAACATAGGGCACGGGTGGAGGCCGTGATGGAAAAACAAGCCATTTTAGATAAGCAAATATTGCTTGAATCAAGGCTCGCAAGAGTTGAAGCGAGTACAGTCCATATACAAGACGATATAAAGGACATCAAAAAGTCATTGCGCTGGCTAACAGGCATCATATTCAGCCTTAATAGCACGATTTTAGGCGTCGTTACCAAGGGATTTGGTATTTTAGGATAGTAATGATTACACGTGGCCAGAACTTTAAGCAGTTCCCATTGAACGTAGTTGGAAGTTCTATTTTCGGCCGCTATCCAAAAATAAGCATTGAAAAAACATACAATATGTTCATAAGTGATAAATTCATGGTGCCTTATGCGGGCTATGAAGTTGGCATAAAATCAAATGAATTTAGAAATGGATTGGAAGGAAGGGCGATTTTTACTAGCTCGAAATTTGGTAAATTAGTGGTTGTTATTGGTGCCAATGTTTTTTTGGTGGAGATATTTTATAATCAGAGGCAACAAAAAGTATCCTCATTTCAAGTAATATTTATAGGAGTTTTACAAACCAACACAGGCGTTGTTTATATAGCTGAAAACAATAAACCACAGATTGGGATATCAGATAGCAAAGCATTTTATATTTATGATCCAACAGTGTCTCCACCATTTAAAACTGTGCCTTTAGACTTTACGCCCGGTTATTTAACGTTCCATGACACCTATTTTATAATGCCTTCAACTGGAACTAATAATTGGCGCTTATCTGCTAGCAACGATGGAACATCCTGGCCCAATGACCAATTCCATGTAGGTGCCTTGCAAACCAAACCTGATAACGTGCAGGCAGTTGTTCGCTTTCCTTCTAAAGGAAATATGATTTTTGTAATGGGATCTATTGTCACAGAGGCTTGGTTTGATACTGGTGCACAACTGTTTCCATATCAGCGTAACAATCAATTTAATATTGACTATGGTTGTGTCCAGCCTGCAACTGTAGCTTACATGGATGAAATTGTTGTATGGCTTGCTCAGAATGAGAAGTCAGGCCCGATTATTATGTATTCAAATGGTGGCATGCCTAAAAAAATTACTACTGATGGTATTGATTATGTTTTTTCGCTTTTGCAAAAACCGGAAGATTCGCAAGGATTTCTTTATCGCCAAGATGGCCATCTTTTTTATCATATTAATTTCTATAGCGATAATCTATCCCTTTTTTATGATTTCGGGGCTGATAAGTTTTATCACGCATGCGATCAAAACCTCAATTATTTTATTGCCTCTGAGGTAGCCTACACGAATAATCAATATTATTTCATATCAAAAAACAATGGCAATTTGTTTTCGTTTGATACGGTATTTACTACCTATCAAGATACAAACAGCAGCGGCCAACTAGAAACACATGAAATTCCAAGGATTAGGTCGTGCGCGAATGTGAGAACGCCTGGCCAAGATTACATGATTATAAATGATGTTGGGTTCACGATTGAATCTGGTGAAACCGATTATCAACAGCAATCTCTGGGCGAGATTATCTTAATAACCCAAGACGGTCACCCTTTGATTACTCAGGGTGGATTATTAGGACTTATAACCCAAGACGCACAAGATTTGATAACTCAAGATGGGGTTATGTTGGTATCTCAGCAGAATGCTGATGGAACAAGTGCTGTATTAATTGCCCAGCAAGAGGCTAATACAGGCACAAGTAATCTATCCTTACCTCACGTTGATTTGTCCATATCAGACGATGGAGGGGCCTCATTTGGAAATGAATGGGCTTATTACTTGCCGCCAATTGGACACCGTAAAAATCGGCTTATGTGGTGGCAGTGCGGTATTGCAAATGATTTTGTGGCCCAGTTTAAATTCTGGGGAATGGGGCGTTTTGTTGCCACTGATGGCGAAGTAAATGTGAGAATATGATGGGCTCTACTCCAAATAATCCACAATCCTTATTTCCTGATTTACCCAGGGAAATACCTGCAGTCACTTCCGATGGGAACTTCTCGTTTTTATGGAGCCTAGGGTTTGCCTCATTGTTTCAAGCGTTACAAAGGAATTTTTCAAATGAGGGCATTTTGTTCCCGAACTTGAGTGCTGCTGATATTGCGTTAATACAATCCAGATATACGTCATTTATTGGTGTGCCTTTGCCAGATAATTTGCAAGATATAAGCGGTCAGGCTGTTTTTGACACAGATAATAGGGTTTCTAAGCAGTTTGTAATAACGTATGATGGAGCCACACCACCCAATATTGTTACGGCGATGTGGCGAACTTTTATGTACGTATGATTTAAGGATGAATCATGAGTTGGTTAAGTGAATTATTTAGCGGCGGTAAAAATCCGGCCGATGCAGCAATGCCCTATGTTAATCAAATACCAGGCCAATCAAGCCAGTATATGCAGCCCTATTTTCAAGCTGGCACAGGTGCCCTACCAAATTTGCAAGATCAATATTCAAAGCTTCTGAGCAACCCAGGTGGTATGGCTAATAAGATTGGTGAATCCTATCATCAGTCTCCTGGTTTTAAATTTGCCCTGGAACAAGCACTGGCCTCTGGTAATAATGCAGCTGCAGCGGGTGGCATGACAGGAACTCCGCAGCATGAATTTCAAGCTCAGCAAAACGCTACAGGGCTTGCTAACCAGGATTACAATAACTACATGCAAAATGCCATGGGAATGTATGGAGCCGGTTTAACGGGTCAGCAAGGCATGGCTGGAATGGGTCAGCAAGCTGGTCAAAGTTTGATGGATCAGATTTCCCATGTCCTACAGCAACAAGGAAACTTAGCCTTCAACGGTCAACAACAACAAAATCAAAACAAGTTTAATTTCTTGGATACATTAGGTTCTGTTGGTAAGGGCTTAGGAGCATTTGCAAGCTTTAATCCATGGCATATGTTTGGCGATATTTCAGGAAATGGAAGGGGATATTAATGACATTCCCATTATTTAATTATGCAGCCATCCAGCCTCAGAAATTATCATTTCCTGATATTATTGGCAAGGTATTGGAAGGCTATAATCAAGGAACTCAATCTCAGTTCCTGCGCCCTAATTTAGAACAAGCGCTTCAAAAGTCTAAATTGTTTAATCAATATTATGGGCCTAATATGGAATCTGAAATAGGTCTTCGGAGCGCTCAGACTGGAGAAGCGGGAGCTAGAACAGGTTTATTAGGTGAGCAAACAAAAGGCGCTCATATAGAAAATCAGTGGTTGCCAGATAAAATGAAGGCCCTAATTTCCGAATCCCAATCTAAGACATTAAAGAATCAGATGTTGCAGCAATTACTTGGAGGTGGTCAAAATCAGTCAAATGGACAACAAAATCCAATGCAAATGTTTCAAGGTCAAGGTATGCCGCGAGCGCCTGAACAAAATCAACAATTGCAACAAGGTCAATCTCCGTTTGCACAACAGGGCGACCAATCCAATCAATCTGCTCCAAGTTCAGGTTTAAATTACCCTCAAATAGCATCAGCTATGCAGCTATTGGGTCTCGGACATCCTCAAATAGTTAATGCCAATGGTAAATTTATGGCAGTTACTCCTTTTGGGAACATAGATACTGGTGTTTCTGGATTAAGCGCGCGAGGCAAACAACTTGCTGTAGAAGATGCTAAGAAAATTTCAGCTCTGGAAGACAAAGCATTAGCAGGATATCAAAAATTAGATACATTTGGTGAATTAAATAAAGATTTAGGAAGTAAAGAATTCGAAGCATTAAGGCAAAATCCTATATTAGGAAAACATGAAATAGGTTGGTTTGAAAAATTTGGAACTAAAGAGCAACAAGAAATGATTGGTCGAGTAAAGACTAATATGGGAAAAATCATTGCTGATGCTGCAGGTGACTTCAAGGGTCAGTTTAGGATTGGAGAACAAGCTTTACTCAATGAAACAAAACCTGGCGTTGGAGATAGCTTAAGCGTCATGAAAGGTAAATCCGAAGCTTTAACTTATCTTACAACTATGATGACTAAGCGTGCAGAATTAGAGGCCGATTTAATGCGTGATTTTAATATGTCAGCCTTGAAAGCAAGAATAGCAGTTAATAAAGAAATTGATCCAGAATCCATTAAAAAAGAAGTCCATACAATATTGCATCCTGCCTCATCCCCAACAATTACAATTGAAGAGGCGAAAGCAGAACTAGAACGAAGAAAGGCTTCAAGAGGATAAAATGACTGATTTTTCAAAATATTCAGATGAAGAGCTTGAGAAAATTGTTTCATCTAATAATGCTGCATCTAAACAAGAAGAGCCTGGATTTTTTAAATCTCTTGGAAAGGGTTATTTAAATTATGCAGGCGGTGCATTACATGGCATGGGTCAAGCTGCTGGTGATTTAGGAGCCTCAGCCATTAATGCACCAATATCGATAGCCGAATATTTGTCTGGTCATCAAATTCCACATGTGCCACATCCTCATTTAATTAATGAGCACCCTGGATCATTGGGCGAGAATATAGGTCAAAATCTTGGACAATTTACGGCTGGGTTTGCACTACCCGGTGGCGCAGGGATGAAATCGGCACAGTTAGCAAATAAAGGATATCAGGCCTTGAAAGGCGGACAAAGTCTTCCTCTTATAGGAAGACTTCTAGCTGGATCCGCAGGAGGAGCCGTGGAAGGGGCGCTTGGCAATGAAGAAAATAGAATGCTTGGCGCTAAACTTGGAGGCGCTTTAGGAACTCTAGGTCATGCCATACCTTCTGCTATTAATTTTGCAAAAAGTATGAGTTCAAAAGATATAGCAAAACAAATAAGCAATGAAGTTTCTCGATTGGGGCAACATTTTAATGAAAGATTTACAGGTCATCTTCAAGCTGGTGAAGAAGCTGGGGCTAATGATTTCTTAAAAGCCGAAAGAGGAAAAATTGACCTTTTAAAAAAGGCTGGGGAAGGAAAGCTTGCTTATGGGCTTGAGAAGTTTAATGACAATCCAACTTTAACTAATGCTCACAAAGCACAAAGTGATTTAAATAAAATTGTAAATAAATATTCCCGATCTAAAGAAGGAAGTCTTGAGGCTGATGTGTATGACGAGGCGTTAAAGCTAAAAAATAGGATTTTAAAAAAGATATCAGAAAGCTTTGAGAAATCAGGTGCGAAAGAACATGGACAAGCCTATCAACAAAGTCGAGTTGATTACGCCAAAGAAGCCGCTCCATATTTAGATAGCCAGGCAATTAATGCATTACTTGGCAAAAACAAGAGGGCAGTCCAGACATTGAGACCAAAAGAATTTGCAGATAAATTACTTCAAGAAGAAGAATTTTTGGCTCAATCAGGGAATAAACATCCTGAATTATTGCGGCGTGAAAAATATAATAAATTGAAAAAGAACAAATTGGCTCAAGGAGCGGCATTAGGAGCCAGCACTGTGGCCGCAGGATTTTTGCCTTATACTATTAGTAAGATGCTCGGATTAAAATAAGTGTTTATTTACTATTCATTTGTTGATAATATGAGCATTTTTATATTAAGGTAAAATACAATGCTTCCTAGTGGCTTTATGTTTATTGTTTTTATAGCCGTTATAATTACTATGGTTTCGGACGATTAACGTAATTTTTATCCAAATCTGGCTGAAATAATGGTTCATTATTAAATTAATTTGGAAAGTCTTTAATACAAGATGTAAAATAGATAAATTAAATGATAAAGGATTATCATGCCATTTACAGGGAATGTAAATAAGTTAGTAGCAGCAGCAATTCTACAAGATAGTTTTGTAGATAAAGACGGTACGCCTATGTCTGCAGGAACTGTCACTTGTTATCATGACAACA